TATTCATACTTTGGACTTATATCGTAAACTTTCATACTATCTCTCATGCTGATAAAATAGCCCAAGTTAAATGTTTTTCAACTTGTGGAATTAAGTGTTTAAATTTTACTTGATTTAGATTGGGTTTGCAAATAGAATACTCCATATTATGACCTCGATATCCACGGAATTTAAAAGCATCATAGAATGGAATAAGTTTGGCTCTAAGTTTACCTGTGCGACGACCATATAACATAAGGCACTTATGTTCAAAAAAATAATCAGTAGATAAACCACAACTATCCGGTACATCAACTATTATACAAACTTCATCTGCACTAGCCTGCTTGTACCAGCTTAGATACTGTACGTTCATACAAGAGACTGTAATAAATTTGCTAGATATTGAAGGGCTTGCACTATGAAAGATACAACATCACTCATCAAGTCTGGTGGCACATAGGGCGCAATAATGACTCCGATAATTATTCCTATCAATAATCTCATACTATTTTTACCCTAATTAACTGAGTTTGTCTCCGTGATTGCCGGTTACGTCAATGATGGTCAATTAGATAAAGTTACAAGGCTTCTGGATTTACTGTAAATTCAAGTTTAGCTAACCTACCAATATACAACTTGCGCTTAAGATTCCAATCCATTTCAAGGACTTGATTAGTCGGGAATCGTACCCAAATCTTATTGTCCTTATAGTCAATATCAACAAGTGGGCAGTTCACACTCCTGCCACCCTCGCTGCGTACTGAAATGTTTTCGCCTTTACGCATTAAAAAAGAACCTGTGCGAAGATGTACACAGTAAACAATACAAACAGTATACAGGTTGCTATAACTCTAGCAGTAGCAATAAATTCTTCTGTTGGTTTTATTTTAGGCATAATCTTTTTCTTTCTTCTTTGCTACAGCAAGAAGGGCAGTAATACTTTGTTCAAGATCGCCGGTCAATTCATAAAGATCGTTAGCACTAAGATTTTCACCCTCCATATCAATGGTATAACTTACCATGCGAGTGACATCTCCAACCTGTGCCAATGTAAGATTTTTATTAGCCATAATTACCTCTTAAGTTTACGAAACAATGTACCACTTTTACTAAACAACCAATAGTCATTCATAAAGATAAAATAACTATTAGCACCAACATAATAATTACATAATTGCATTTGATTGTCAAATAGTTTGGGGTTATGTTTATCAACCAACTTATTGACCTTAAATATATCCTTGTACTGAGCTAGTAGTTCATCCTTAGATAGTGAAAGAACGACCGCTTTTATACGGTCGTCCCACGTAACCATGGATACAATATTACAAGTCACAATTTACCTTAAGCAGTGCGAAATTTTTATCAACATCTACTTCAGTATTCAGAAACAAAAGGGTTTCCTGAAGTTCGTTAATTTTTTCTTCAGTAACAAGATTAGCCTCAGGACTAAGTTGTCCTCGAACCTCACATAGCAATATCAAATTATCCATAATTCGATCAATTTCTTCATTAATGTTCATTCTTGCGCTCCTTATCACAATAAGTAAACAATATCCACTTTGCACGGTTGAGTGTCTGTCGAGCATCCTCGCTCATACCACGAACAATCTCTTCCTGTGCATCGCTCATCAGACTAGCAGCCATGAACGCAGGACCGCTGAAACGAAACGATAGACTATCCTCGACCGCTTCACGCATCTGAGCCTCAGTACAACCAAACATATTGACTTGACGCTTTTCTTGATCGGTAAGGGCTGAATAAATCGCAGTAGTCATATCAATCTCCTTTAACAAACTATAGATATATTATGCGCCCAAATACTATTAAAATCAAGAAATTTAAACCTTTATAAATCAATAACTTACGTAGCCGTTAAATATCGTTATGATACACTTTCCTAAAAACATGCGTGAGGCAGCTTGTATCTATAGTGAATACGGATACCACTTAAGTGCATGGCCAAGAAGGTTAGGAAAACATATAGTTGGGGAGAAAATTCCTAATTGGTGGAATTACAGTTATCCATATCATTTAGTTAACAATACAATGAATATGGGTATAAATCATTTATTGAGTAAAACATGTTGTTTAGACGTAGACAATACCGATTTAACCGAAAAAATTTTTACTTATTTAGGAATAGAAAGTAGATCAATTATAAATGAAACAATGTCTTGGCAAGGAAGTAAACGTGGGTACAAGTGTCTTTTTAAAAGTCCGGATACTAAACTAGACTGGTTAATAATAAAGGCACCAAATATTCCTTCCGTACTTGAGTTACGCCATGGAAATTTTGACCTTATTAATCCAGATAGTATAGTTACAATTTATGATTTAATACCGCCTAGTTTACACCCTGATAACATTTATTATTCATTTTTAACTGAACCTTTAAAATATTCAAGTTTACCTAATTTGCCCGAAAAGTTATTAGAACTTTATCAAGACAAATATTTACAATTAAAAATCCAAGATATATTAATGTGAGTACCACTGCTTAATAATCTTTTCAGCAGGCTTACCGCGCACTGACTGTGAAATATTCGGAAAACCCTCACTAGTACCGCTTGCTACTAATGTATCTGTAAGCCAGTAACTTGTACTAAAATTTACTGCCTTCAGAGTAAAAAACTTTTGGTCCTTAACGGCCTGTAATGCTGCTTCTATAACAAGAGCTTGTAAACTAAAATCAGTTTTATAAGTTTCTTGTATACAGGTATTTGTGCTACCGTCAGTATTCTTTCCAGTAACACAGAAACCGTCTTCAACCCAACCCTCTTGTAAATACTTGTCTCTACTTTGTATGCTGATATCTAACATAACAGGCGGCAGTTTCTTTTCATTTGCAAACTTTAATCCAGAATTATAATTATTACAGATATTCAAACCTAATGAAATTTTTTCTTGCATTACTTGATACTTAAGTTCGATAGTACAAGCTACCCACTTTTTAAGATTTTCAAGAGTTAAAGGTACATTTTTCATGTCGCCAGAGTTTGGTGTTGGCATAAAAATGTTTATATGCAACATATCTACCTTACTATAAATCTCCTCATAGTACTTTCCTAAATTTTCACTTACTCCATAAAATAGTGTGCCCTTAAATATCTTTCTAATATCATCAATAAGCTTTGACATTTCTTGCACGTAATAACTTTCAACTTCTGGATGATAGCGGAAAAAATTAAAATAGGTGGTATGAGCATCAACACTCATACCGGCAACACCATTGTTTTGATTATATTGTGCCCATTCTAGCATGATAGCTCTATGTGTAGCCATAATTTTCTTAAATGTATCAATACTAATTTTGTCGTCTTTTACTGCGGAATTATTATTGATGTCAGTTAAATGAAACTGCCACGTCCAATATACTTTAATATTTCTTTTTTTGGCTTCCTCTATAATGAAAGTATGTACATCAAGAGGAATTTGTAATTTGTTTACAGACCAAACTTCATCTGTAAGGTTTTTCCATTCACCGTACTGATATATCCAAATGTATTCAACACCGGTATCCTTAAGTCTGTCCAGTGTAATTTGATACATCTTTTTAGCAAACTCATTATTCTTGCCGCAACTTTGATTAGCCGGATATAGATTGCCGACGTAATAATCTTTAAGCCCGATAACTCTTTGAACATTATTATCTAACTTATTATTAGCAGTAGGAATAGTATAATTGCCCAAATAACTGTCTGGATAATTACTATTATAGGGGTTAGAACATGTATCAATTACAGCACTAGGACTACTAGTAGGAGTTACTGTAACACTAGTTTGATTTGAACTAGTACTGCCCCCGCCGCAACTTGTAAGAAGGGCAGATAAAACTAGAAAATAAATTCTATTCATAAAACATCCAAATAGTTAAAGATGTTTTATCTTACTACAAAGCTATTTAAATATCAACTACCGCGACCAGCTTTTCGGGTAACAGCAGGGCCACCAAATCCTTTACTATTAATTTTGCCTTGCTGTCCGTCTTTTGGGTTAAAGTTACCCTTGTGGTTGGCTTGCATAGCCTTTTTACGTGCTAGTATGTCCATAATTGGATTTTTCTTTTCTCCACTCATAAGTTTGTTACCTTTTTTCTAAAATGACGCAAAGTTCCTCCTATCAAACTATCGGCAGAAACTTTAGCTTTCCATTCATTATACTGATCTAAAAAATGTTCGCTATTATTATTAAAAAGACCCGACCTAACTTTTTTAAGTCCAAAGTCTCCCCTTTCTGGATAAAAGTCTTTTAAAGTTCCTCTTCTTTTAGTATCAAGTGTTAAACAATGTATACCACCGTCCCAAAAACTTCTAGTCCTAAAAGGAACTACATGACATTTAATTCCATGTTTTTCTATTTCTTTTATATAGGGATATGCATTTTTTTCGTCTCCTATGCACATTAAATTTTCTTCATCGATTGCAAGCACATTTACGTCAAAATATGTTTCTGTATAGTTTCCTATCCAAGTTTTACAAAACTCTTCAAGATATTGATTAAAAATTTGCTTACTAAAACCTTGATTATCTGCAAAAGTCCATTTAGGAAGTTTCCATCTAAAATTCATAGTGTGCATTCCTTGAAATTTTGGGATACTAAAATGTTTAGGAAAATCAACAGTTTTCCAACTAGGCAAAAAGAAATCATATACGTCTGCATATTCAGTTGACAAGTATACCCCAAATTTAATAGGCATAAATGCCCCATCGCAATGACCACCATTGGTAGAATAATTTATTCTATAGTCTTTTTCTAATAGTCTTATTACTTCTTCAAATTTATAAAAGTTATAAAATATTGCCTCTTTACTATGAAGCCTTTCAATAAAAGGGGCATCAAATAATAAATCTCTTCCTACTTTAACTAAACTAGCTCCGCTGACATAGACACCGGGTGACACATTTAATAAGTATTTTTCTTCTATACCTTCTATTAAATTAGGAAAATCAGTGTCTCTAAATATCAAGTGATTTCCTATTACGGTGTTGTTATCTCTTAAACATATAGGAGGCTTTTTTAATTTTTGTGTAGAAGCGTCAAGATATAAGTTTTTATTATTAACGTCTATATATGGTCTTTTTACTCTTACACCCAATTGTTCTAACTTATGTTGTATTATATACAAATCTTCTTTAGTCCAGTCAGTGACTTGATTAAAAGCTGTTTTAACATCTGTTGGTAGGTCATCATAAAATTCTTTAGGATATACGTCTCCTAACCATACTTCTTCTAATGAATTCCAACCAGTATGTACATTTATCATATAGGTTCTACTAATTCGTAACCATCTATCTCACTTTTGTATATATCGTCATAGCCCAAATACATATATTTGTAACCATATTGTTTATAATAGGCACATTCATTTTTAAGGCTTTCTATGCCTAAACGCAATTTAGGATTACTATAATTCCAAGCAAACTGATAATTTTCTACATTTGAATTATCTTGACGTTTTACCATAGTGAAGGCTATAAGGTTAGAATTTTCATAGTATCCAAACACATCAGTATTTGGATCTCTATATTCGTTTTCAAATATAGGAACTACACTTTCAAAATTTTTGTATTGACAATACTTTTTGTAAATCTCATTTAATAAGTATATGTCAGGCGTTGTGATGATTTTAAAGTTGGTAAGTTGAGTATAGTTGGTTTTATTTAAATTTATCCTGGCATATTTCATGCAACTATTTATTTCGCCAATCTACTACATTTTCTAAATTAAAAGCAGGCCAATTAGCATAATATCCTTTTTCTTTTAGTTGTTTACTTGCATCATTCAATTTACTTAATTTTTGGGCAAATACGAGAATACACTTACCGAAATTCATGATTACCCCATTAAGGTTTTCTATTTGATTAGGATGATCCTCTAGCAAAACGATATCATATTCACTTAGACTTTTGTTTAAAAATTCAATTCTATTTGATAAATCTTGAACATTTATATAATTCGTTTCTATACAGAAAATAATTACATCAAGCTTAGTCAATTTATACAGGTGTGAGGTTATAAAACTTTCTAAATCTTCGGTATTATGAAATTGTATTTCTACTTGGTTTGACAAATATGCTTGTCCAGCAAATGGGCAAGGAGGCCAATTATTGAGTAATTTGTTAGGCGTGCTTACGAACTCCTGTATCCATAGCCTTAACTCATTGGCTAATTCAACTTCATTCACAGTTTAACATCCGATTTAATATATTCTTCTACGCTGCCATATAATGATATAAGCATAGCTAATTTATCATCATAAATTCTTAGATAAGGTTGTCCCTTCCCATAATACTCCGACATTTTAGTTTTTACAATGTCCTTAAGTTTAATATCAATAAAAAAGGGACAGTTTAATTTTTTCTGTAATACTTGAATAAGTTGTATAGGTTTTATGCTTGTTTTTTTAAAGCCATTTGGAAACAATTGATAATCATAATTTGATATTTGAGCCAGTTGAAAACAATCTTCGCCCTCTTGTTTTAACTGCCAACTTGAACCACTTCTACCACCAACGAACCAACGAAATATTACGGTGTCTATAGGCAGTGAACTATAAACATCATTATCTGAAGGTAAATTTTTTAATACAATTTTAGTTATTGCGGTTTTATTATAGGTCATCAGGATAAACGGTAGTACCCTTATTCATAAAGACTACAGTGAATTTGTCAGTTTTAAACTGATTGTTTAATTTTCTACATAAATTTCTAGCATGTCCAGGATTACTAAAACTTGTTTTCTTATACTTAGGCGCAGCCTCATTAGCTAGATAATGACTGGCTTTTAAGTTAATTGGTTGATCATCATAGAAAACAGCCCAAATACCTGATGCCTCAACAATCTGTATATTTTTATATGTGTTTTTGTCCACATGTTCTAATATTACTTTAGGTTGTGTTCTACTCATTTAAATTTACCACCTACTATTTCGACCTTTAAAACCTCTTGCTTTTTACTATTTTGAAAATTATTAAGATCAGCCAACAGTTTTGCTATCTCATCACGTAATAACCTAGCATCATCAACTGGTATAACACAATCCTTAACTTTACGACTTTCTAAATATGATACCTTTTCAATAAAGTTCTTAATTTGTAACATTAAGTATTTAGTAGCAGATTTACTTCGTCCTCAGATTTAAACGGTCCCTGATAGTCGTATCTCTGTATAAAGATATATTTTGGACAGAATACAGCTTGTTTGAAGCTGTTCTGTTCAATTAAAAACCAACCTGCAGCATGATAACACTTACTTTTGCGTGTCTTAGTAAATAAGTGTAACTTTTTCTTTAAGTCGAAAATATTGTTATATGTTTTATTTGTAGTAGGATATTCAGGGTATGGTAAAGTTACTTGAGTTCTATTACTTTTTAGAGGTTCAAATCTAATTTTGGTCTTTTTACGTATGTCTTGAACATTTGTAAACTGTGACAAACTGCCATTTAACTTAACTTCAAATCCTGTGCCATTTGCCTGGACATTGCCTACCTTCTTTTCTCCATCAGTGACTACCCAATACTGATCTTTAATAATTGTCTTAGCTATTAACTCTGTCATAATTACTCCTTAAGTTTTGCCCAAATAAATTCTTTTGATGGTATATATGCAATTGGATATAACCATCCTTTGTGTTGCATAGTTTGTATAAGGTCCTTGTATTCACTAGGACAATCTTTTGTGACTCCAATAGCAGCACGTGGATATTGAACAAACTTTGCACTAAACTTAAAATTTGCATCGCCGGGCATAGTGGCAATAACATCGGGTGTGTCATCTAAGCTGGATTGCATAATTTGCCCTTATAAGGATTATTCAGCCACTTAGCATAAGTCTCAGCCTGCTCACTAACTTTGTTGAGTTCGTACTTGCCACAAAACTTCATAAAGTGTACACCTACTTGGGGCGTTGTTGTAGTACGGACACCATTGGCGATAGCTACATCGATAAGGTCTTTAATATCATTGGGCTGTGCAGTCAAGTCAATCAATAGTTTATTACGCTCATACAAGTCCCTAACACGATGCTCAACACCGTCAGGGTCTGCCCAACGCTGTAGCATCATATTATTCCAATTGAAACCTTGCTTGTGACGATCACTATATGCCTCAGTTAAGCCGACCTTGTTCTTGCTACCCTTAGTGCGTACACCAGGATATGCACTGAATACGTTGTCGCCTGCATCACCGCGCATAATTTTCTCAAACAAGTGAAACTGTGGGTCACCGAGAGATTTATGTTCTCCAGTTTTCTTATCCTTGACAGGCTTACCTTTGTCATCAAAATAACCTTCAAGAGTAATCAATTGATTAGTAATGCCGTTGTATTGTCTTACACGGTCATTTATAAGTTGAACATAATCGGTATCGCTGCTGATGATATAATGTTCGTCGTTAGGATGCAGATGTACAAATCGTGCAATTAAGTCATCTGCCTCGGCCCGTACATGGCGCAATACCGATGTATTAGTTTTCTCACGGAGGAACGTAGTGAACATATCATACGTTTCCCAAAACATCTTGTTTTCTTCTGCTTCAGCCTCAGTTAGGCTTTGCTCTAAAACTTTACGATGTGCCTTATATTGGGGATATACGTCTTTACGCCATGACCTACCTTCAAGACAAAAAACAACATGATCAATTTCAAATTTACGTACAACTTGATTTATACTAGAGAGGCTCAAGTGTAATGCCATGCCGATCTTTTCCCAAGTATTGCTATTGCGACTAGCAATATGACGGGCACGGAAAAACATGTTTGCAGTATCGATCAATGCGTATTTCACAAGCACACCTATTTAATAGTATAATATACGTATATTATACTAGTTTATTGTGCGTGTCAACTAACTTCGGTACGACCGTTACCCAAATCGCGCTGTCGCACTACACGTACATCATCGCGGCGTTTTTCGGGGTCAGCAATCTCTTGCTCATAAACTTCTAATGCAATATTACGGCATACTGTTTGGAACCAACGATCAACAATCTCATTGTCAGTGTCTTCTTTTTTAACCTTATAACCTTGTTTTATTAAGTTAAGTAAAAATTTATCGTTCCAATCTAGTTCAAAGGCACCATTATTAATATTATTAGGATCTAGGTCTACCCTAAGTATGGCTACATATGGCTCACCTTTAGCAGTTGCCTCCGCTTTAGGGGTCAACTTCTTTTTAGGTTTGGGACTAGCCTCGCTGGGAGACTCGGGCTTTAGCTCCTTACTTTTTAATCCTAAAAGGTTTTTAATTTTATCAAGCATATGTCTTATATGTATCATAAAGTTTGAAGCTGGCTAGGTTTTTAGCTTTACTCTCGCACATGATATCAGCCCATGACCAATGCGTATATGCCCAATCGTTCATAGCATGATTGTAAAAGTAATCGCTATGCGCTCTTAGTTTCTGCTTATTATACCCACTTTCTAGTAAGGACTGTAAATCATGTGGTCGGGTTGTATTGAGATCAATGATACCATCTTCGCGTGATGTACTA